GCCGGCCACGCCGGGCATCAGCCGGGCGAGCGCGGAGAGGTTGCGCGAGATCACCCCACGGGAGACGCCGAACTTGCCTTTGCCCTGGCCCTTGCGGGTGCGCAGGATTTCCATTTCCATGATTTCGGAAATCGCCTCGTCCAGCAGAGTGTCGGCATACTCCGCTGGCGTGCCTTTGAACTTTGCCGGCACCATCTCCGCCGGAATCGTCCGCGCTAAAAGATTATTATCGGTGATCCCGTCCGGAATGAACCGCAGTTGTGTGCCGTCCTTGGTGGTCTTGCCGGCGAGGATCGTGTCCAGCGAACGCAGCAGCGCGATTTCATCGGCGCGGGTGATGGTGCCCGCCTTGTGCGCGGCGCGGCGCAGGCCGTGGCCGGTTTCGTGGAAGATGGTGAGCACCGAACCACCGCGGAAGAGTTTGTTCACAGTCTCGCGCATCCCTTGGGCAAAGCTGGTCACCGAGTAGCCGAGGACCGAGCGTGAGACCTCGCCGGTCCCACCCTCCGCCTGTTCCTTCAGCGCGACCTGGGCGGCGAAGCGCGCGGCCATGTCCGGGCTGGCTTTTTCCGGATTGAACACCGCATCAAAGTTCACTTCCTGCACGCTGTTCGGATCGAGTTCGACGGCTGCGCGGGCGGATTCCATCAGTGAACCGAGCGCCGCCACCTGGTCGGACGTCATGTCATCGAGCGCCACGGTGTGGGCGCGGGCGATGCGCAGCGCGCCGGAGAGATCGGGTGACTGGCCGAGTTCCTTGCCCTCGCTATCAAAGACAAAGATGCCATCGGCGGTCTGGGTGAAGGTCGGGCTACCGTAGCCGAGTTTCTCCAGATCCGCCTGCGCTTTCTGGGTGGTGGCGTGCTGGATCTTGAGTTGCTGCACCGCAGCGGCGGCCTCTTCGGTGGTGGCGTCGCGGTTGGTCCAGGCTTCATCGATGGCGGCATTCAGCGCGGCCGGGCCGTTGGCGGCCTCGATGGCGGCGATGCCTTCCGCCTTGAGCCCCAGCGCCTGCTTGTGGGTGGTTGAGGAGGCTTTGAAAGCGGCTTGCCGGGATTCGGCCGACAGTCCGCCGGCGGCGCCGAGGATCGCCAGCGGCAGCATCACCGCGAAAATTTCCGGGGCGGTGGACCAGGTGCCCGCCAGTTCTTTTCCCCAGTCCACATCCGGCACATCATCCGACAGTGCGGCGGCCAGATCCTGCACCGCGTAGATGGTCGCATCCTGCAACAACTCGATGCCGGTTTCGGCGGTGGCGATGGTGCCCACCTTCATCCCGAAGCGCAGCGCGCGGTTGGCGATCTTGTCGCCGAGCGCATCGATGGCCTTGGAGAATCCCGGCAGCTTGCGCGACCAGATGCCGAATCCGACTTTTTCCAGCGCCACCTGCGGCAAAGCAATCACCGGGGCGAGCCCTTCGGCAATCGCCGACGCTTCCGCATCCGTCTTGCCGGCTGCGAGCATCCGCCCGCGCATCGACTCATAGGCATGGCCCTCCATGGAAAACGCCATCATCCCGATCCCCACGCCGGGCACCGCCATCGTCAGGGAAATCCCGGTGACACCTGGCGCTTGGTAAGCCGTACCCTCCCAGAATCCCGGATCTCCATCACCGAAGGCGGATTTCAACGGGTCGTAATCCTCGCGGGCGATCTTGCGCACATCGGCGGCGAAGTTGCGTTGTTGCTGGAACCGCTCTTTTTCCTGCATCCGGTCCGCTTCCGCGCGCTGGTAGGAATCCGTGCCGAAGAAGAAGTCGGCGATTCCGAGATTCGGATCCGAAGGCCGCGTCTGACCGATCGATGCGGCGGACTCCGCCGCATTCCGCCCGTAGTCGGAAATGGCCAGTTCGGTTTGTTTCCCCATGTTCGCCCAGAAGGTCTTGCGCTCCTCATCCGGCAGCGCCTTGGCGCGGATCGCCAGCGCGTCGAGGAAATCCGGGCGTTGCTCCGGGGTGAGCTTGCTCCACGCATCGTAAGCGGCGGCCGTCACGTTGCCGTCCATCTTGAATGCCCGCCACACCTGCACCAGCGGCTCGCGGAATTCCTCCACCTTCTCCGCCGCCTCGCGGCGCACTTCGCGAAAGGCTTCCATGTAGTCCGCCTCATTCTCCGGATTGTATCCCGGCTTGGCCTTGGCCTTCTCGCGCCAGGCGGCGAAACCTCCGGCCTGGTCACTGGGCAGCATCGCGTCATCGAAGGCGGTCACGGTGATGTCGCGGCGCAGCTCCGCACCGTCGCGGCGTTGGGTGGACTGCGCCACCACCTGCGCCAGCAGCGCCTCGTCACTCTCCGCGCCGGCACCGCCGAAATGCCGCTCAGCGAGCAGCGCGCGGGTGAACTCGCGGGTGGGGCCGATGGGCGGGGCCTCGCCGTCGCTGTGCAGCCGCATCCAGTCGTCGACGATCCGGGTGCTGCGCCACTCGTCGGGCGTCCAGCCGCCGGGAATGCGTTCGTCGGCATAGCTTTTCGGGTCGAGCACCGCGGCGTCCAGCGCGGTGGCGCTTTCCTGGCGCCAGGTGTCCATCGCTTTCTGGTAATCGTCGCGGTAGTCCGGCTCGCCGTACAGGTCGAACAACGGATTGGCGGTGCTTTGCGGAATGCCGGTCACCGGCGCGGCCGGCGGCTCGGGAGTTTCCGGTGCGATCTGCGGCGCAGGGGGGGCCGGCGCGATCTTGGGAATGTCTTCGATGGTGAACTGGGCCATGATTTAGATTTTGGAAACTTTCGTGACGCGCCCACCCCATCCGTTCGAGCCGTCTTTCGGCCGGTAGATGTCGATGGTTTCCGGCAGGTCGCCGGTGCGCTTGTCGGTGGCGGGAACCGTGTCGTGATAGAAAACCGTGAACTCGCCCTTGGTGGTGGTGATCTTGAGCTTGTCGCCGTGTTTCAATGCCAGGCGTTCGGCCAGGCTCTTGGAGATCGCGGCGCTTTCTCCGGGGATCAGCTTGTTGTTGCGGTGGCCAATGCCCTTGGCGCTGTAACTGTCGGGCGTGGTGTCGGAGGGGTAACCGTAATTGGAGAGCTTGAGTCCGCCCTTGGGAATGGTCATGCTCGTCTCCGTCCCCGGCCGTGGCGGCGGGGCTTTCACCGGTCCGCTGATCGGGTCGATGCGGCCGGACTTGCTGCCGAGTTCGCGCATTTTCACGCCGATCTCCTTCTCGTTGGCGTTCGGGTTGGCCTTGATCCACTTGGAATATTCCAGGATCGCTTCGCCCTTGATGCGGATCGCGCGCTGGTGCTCTGCCATTTTCTCCGGTGGCACGTCGCCGGTCCATTGCAGGAAGGCATTCTCGCCGCGGATGGCGTCGGCCACCGCGATGTCAAACGGCGCGGCATTGACGCTGTCCTGCGGCCGCTTGTCCCACAGTTCTTTGAATTTCGCCTGGCCCAGGGCCGGGTTCTCGCGGGCGGCTTCGAGGATCTCCTGCGCTTGGGCTTCCGAGTATCCCAGCGCCTGCATCTTGCGGGTGTCCTGGAGGAACTTGTCCTTCACTACCGCCTTGCGGGTTTCCACCGGCAGGCCGACCGGCGCCTTCAGCGGGCCGAAGTCGCCGCGTTCGCCGGCCTGGTTGAGGGCATCGATGCCCTGGTCGAGCTTGCTGGTGATCTCGCTTTGCAAGCGGCTTTTGCGCGCGCCCATGCTCTCGCGCATCTTGGCGGCCAGCGGGTGGCCTTCCGGCAGTTCCTCGATGAACATCCGCAGCTCGACGCCGGCGGGGTCCGGGCCTTCTTCGTCAGGCTGCCACTCTTGCAGGCGGGTGTAGAACTCACCGACGTTCTTGGCGATGTTCTCCGGCGCATAGCGGGCGGCCTTGGCTCCCTCCGCGTTCCAGCGGCCGAGGGTATCCAGCAGCCGTTGGCGCTCGGCCGGGCGCAGCTCCGCGGCAAAGCCGGTGTTTTTCTCCGGGTCGTAGATGAGTTTCGGGTCGGTCAGCTCGCCGGAGACGATGCGATCGATCACCGAGTTGGCGGTGTCGAACGCGCGATCCTTCACCACTAGCCCGGCCTTGCGCTTGGCCGCGGCCACCTGCTCCAGAGTCGCCCCGGGCATGGTTTTGAGAAATTGCTCCTCGGGGGTATCGATCACCCCTTGCGGGTTGCCTTCCACCAGCCGGTCCAGATCGAGCGCGGCTTCGTTGGTCTTGAAAACCGCGCGGGCTTGCTCCTCTTCCGCCGGGTTGAGCACGCCGCCGGCCTTGGCGGTGGCCAGTGCGCGCTCGTAGCCTTCCTTGTCGCCCCGGGCGAGCGAGTAATCCAGCGCCTGGGTGGTGCGGCTGCGGGCGATGCCGAGTTCTTTGGAGGCGGCCTGGGTTTCGAAGTGAATGCTGCGGGTGCTCGACCAGTTGGAGAATTGCGAATCCAGCGCGCCCATCGCTTCCGGCGAGAGCCCGAGCCCCTGCGCCTTTTCGCGCAGCTTGCTGGCGCGGCTCTGCCAGTCCGCCGGCCAGGCCTCGGTGTCGGAGCGGCGCGCCAGTTCGATGGCGAAGCGCCCGGCTTCTTCGTCGGCCTGCGCCATGAACGCATTGATCGCGCCGGCTTCTTTGATTTTGCGGAGCTTGCCGGCCACGGCCAGGGTGGACTGGCCCACGTCGGTGATGGCGGCACCGATCGACTCCACCGCCTGCCCGGCAGCCATGGCGGCACCGGCGGAGGCTTTGGGTTGCATCGGCCCGGCGTTGATGTAGCGGGTGGGGATCATGGTGATGGGGATTTCTTGGGTGCGTTGCGACCGGTGGCCCCGAGGAAACTCTCACCAGCTTTGGAAATCCCGGAAATGGCGGTGCCGATCGAGGCGGTGCGCAGCGCGGAGGCGGTGGCGCTGCCTTCCCAGAGTTCCATCGCGGCGGTGCCACGGAGCTGGGCGGCGCGGGCGGCGGCTTCGTAGCCCATGTCGAGGATGTCGCGTTCCAGCGTCATCACGCTGTCGCCGAGGATGGCCAGCGGCGTGCCGGACATCGCCAGGCCATTGGCGGAGATCGCCTGGCGTTGCAGGCCGATCACCCGGGCATTCTCGCGCGCCTTGCGGCGGGCGTTCTCGGTGGCCACTTCGGTTTCGTGGGCAGCTTGTTGCAGCGCCAGCTTGGAGTTGTATTCGGCGGTGTCCTCCGCCGCCTGCGCCTGCTGCTGCTGGCCATAGACGGAAACCGCGGTGCCGGCCACGGCCGTGACAACGCCGATGATTGTAAAACTCATGTCAAAGCGGGGTGGGAGTGGGCGAAGGCCGGGGTGAAGGATTCCGCCAGCAGCGGATTGCTGACCGGCTCGAGGATTTCCGCGCAGATCGCGGCCACGTCGGTCAGGTGGGTGGCGTGGAAGGTGGTCCAGATGGTGTCGGTTTCCGCATACAGCACGCGCCGGGTGCCGGGCCGGGTGATGCCGGTGTGCGGGGCCTCGTAAATCTGCCGCCCCTCGTTTTCCGAAACCACGGCAATCCGCCCTTGAGAAACCACGAACGGGTGTTCGGTGCGGTGGATGGCACTGGTGAGCAGGGTGCCGGCCGGAATCCGGATCTCCCGGATATACAAGCCGGGGGTGAAGCGGTGGGTCACGGGCATCTCCGCCGGCGCGCAGCGCGTCATCGCTTGCTCAAGCAGATCGATGCCGGGGCTGGCGGATGGCGGGAGTGGAAGCACCCCGCCACCATGCCGCCCGTGAGTGTTTCCGTTCCATTTCAAACGGCGGAAGCGTCACGCGGTGCCCATCACATAGCGCATCGTAAGACTGAGCACGTTCATCGGCAGCGGCTGGGTGCTGCGCAGGATCGGCGAAACCTGCCGCTCGCTGCCACCGGTCACCGCCTCCTCCTTGATGCCCGAGAACAATGGCGGGGCCTGGTCCATCAGGTCGGCGACGTTGCGGAATTCGATGGTTTGCCAGGTCTGGCCGTTGTCGCCGGAGACTTCACAGCCCAGCGATTTCCAAAACTCGATGGTGGCGCGCGTCATCCGCTTGCGGAAGGCCTTGGTGATGCTGCCGGGGTCGGAGCTTTCCAGGTAGGTCGGTTCCAGGTAGGCGTGGAACGGTAGCCCGGCGATGATCTTGGCGGCGGACCATTGCAGGGTGATTTGTCCGTCCGCCACCACTTGCGAGGGATGCGGCGCACCGTCCGCGAGGATCGACACGCGCGCGCCGTTCAAGTGGGCAAGGCCGGTCATGGTGGTGGTCGGCGAGCCGCTGCGCACCACCGCGGCGTCGGAATACACCAGCTCCGCCTGATCGTTCTCCTTGATGTTGCGGATCAGGTCCGGCTGGAAGCGTTCGATGAAGCGCACGGTGGCGCCGTTGATCACCCGCTTGACCGCCACCCAGATTTCATCCTCCTCGCCCGCACCCTCGACGAGTGCCACGCTTTCAAAGTTCCCGGTGGTGCCGCCGGTGCCGTAGGTGCCGCCGGTTTCGTAGCGGAACCAGCCGGTCACATTCTGGCCGCGCTCGTAGGTCATGCCGATCAGATCGCCCTGGTTGGTGATGATCCACACCACCGTCTCCGGGTTGCGCTGCACGGCCACCTGTAAAAACTTCGCATCGCCGAAATGTTCCGCCAGCAGGGTGAGATCCTGGCAGGCGAAGCGGTCACCGTCCCATGCGAGTTCCCGCAGCTTGCGCTGGGACCGCTGGAAGAACACCAGCGTCTCATTGACCACCCGGGCCTGCACCGCAGCGCTGCCGTAGGAAGTATTCTTGCGCAGCTTCGGCAGATCCTCGCCCAGCCGCTGGCCGTAGAACCATTCCGCGCCCTTGGTGCCGATCATCAGGCCGTCGTGCGAAACCAGCCACTGGATCGCGTTGGCCTCGTCGCTCATGATTTGGAATTCCAGCCCGAGATGGGACGCCACCCCGATGCGGAAGGTTTCAAACCGATCCACGGCGGTGGCCCAGAAGGTGGTGGGTTGGTGCTTGGTCGCGCCGAACCACAAGCGCCCCTCGTGCAGCGTGATCGCGCGCGGGAAGCCGCGGGCGTCCGACCATGCGGGTTCGTGCCAGTATTTGGTGGTGTCCGAGTTGGGCACCGGAAATTCCAGAATCGCCGTCGCCGTGGTGGCGTTGGTCACGCTCTTGATGCGGATGATGCCGTGCTGGTCGGGATTGCCCACCTCCAGCTCGCCCTTGTATTGCGCGGGGATGCTGCCGCTGCGGGCGGTGAGCTTGATCCGCAGGAAACACGGCTCCTCTTCGTTGCCGGTGAGGATGCTTTGCACCTCGCTCTTGCTGCCGGTGATCGTCTTGTAACTCTGCCAGGTCTTGTTGTTTTCCGAGCGCTGGATGGAAACTTCCACGTCCCAGTCGCCGGATCCGGAATTGTCCGCCAGCAGACTGGCCGACCACTCGCCGAGGCAGTAAATCGATCCGGTGGTTTTGCCGACGCTGCCGCCGTTGAGATGCAGCACCTTTTTCAATTCATCGCGCCGCCAGATCAGCACCCACTTGGATCCAACGTGGCCGGTTTGAAAAACATTCTTGGACGCGGAAACCGTCACCCGCCGGCCGATGCCCAGCGTGCCGGTGCCGTCTTTCACCCGCCACCAGCGTTTCCAGTTCTTATGATCGCCCGGCTCGATCTTGCGGCAGTCATCCAGGCGGCAGGCGTAGTCCTCGCCCTCGTGGATCACTTCGTCGCCGGCGTCGTAGGTGGTGGCAATGCTCCACGCCGCCGGGGTGGCATTGGCGGCTGTGCATTGCAACGTCACGTTGCGGTCGTTGATCTCCAGCAGCGCCGGCCAGTCCGGATTGTAGCGCACCACCCGCCAGTCGTTGCCCGCATACCGCGCAACCACCCGCGGCTGATGGTCCGGGTGGGTGACAAACAGCAGGTCGTTGAGTTGGCAGACTTGCAGCGCGTTCAGCTCGCCCTCGCCCCATGGCGTGGTGATCGTCAGCGCGGTGCCTGGCGCGTCTGGATCCGCGACCACCGCGGGAGTGGGGCCGGTGGTCCAGACCCGCATCCGCAGGTCGGTAAGTTCGAGCACGTAGGTGGTGCCCACCTCATATTGGAACGCCAGCAGCCGCACCCGCCCGGTGTTCACCCGGGCCGCGCCCAGATACTCGGTGCCCGGTCGCTTAAATGCGCCACCGTAAACGGTCGGCCGCAGGTTGCGCATCTGGCGGCAGCCGAGATGATACTTGTCCTGGTCAATCCGCGGATCGAGCCAAGCGGAGATTTCGCCCGCGTTGAAGGCGGTGCGGCGTTCGAATTGTTCCTCAGCCATAAAATCAGCCTTCGATTCTCAGGGGGTTGCGTTGGTAGCCGCGGGAGCGGCCGGTGCGCGAGCGGCTGAAGATGCGCTCCCACGGGGAATTCTCCGCGCTGCTGGTTTCCTTGGCGTCGGTGCCGCGGGCTTCCGCCAGGCGGCGCTGGAACAGCTCCTCCATCGCCGAGGCTTGTTCGATCCGCCCGCTCAGGGGAATGGCGATCTTGCTCGCCAGTCGCACCGCGATGGCCGCTTTCAGCAGCGCGTCACACGCACCGATGGGGATCGCGGCGATGTAGCGGATCCAGACGCTGGTTTCATCGGTGACGAGTTGCTGCCCCTCGATTTCAAAATACTCATCCGCCTCTTTCACCGCTTCACCATTCACCTCCATGAGTCGCAGGAAGTCCGAGGGCAGGCCGTAGGCGTGGCGGTAGCCATCCAGCGGCGCGGGCAGCGTCTCCACCAGCCTGGCACGCTTGGTGGCGCAGTTCCAGCGCCCCATCCGCAGCGTTTCCTGCCGCGCCTCGGTGGCGAATTTCCGGCAGGTGCGCGCAGCCTTGGAACTTTGGTCGGTGATCGCGGAAATCTCCGCTTCGCCCAGCAGTCCCAGGGCGTGGTTGGCAAGGTCGGTGTCGTTGGTCATGACGGAAAGGAAAAGGGCGGACGAGTATCAGATGATACCCGCCCGCCCGGTTGGGGGTTCGGTGGACGGCAGCCGATCAGAGGCTCTTGTAGGCGAGCAGCACATACACCTCGCCGGCCTCGATGGTGGCGGCGAAGGTGGCCAAGGTCACTTTGATCAAGCTGGTGTCGGTGGCGGCGTCGCGGGTTTTTACGACCGAATGCGGCGTGCCCAGCGCGGCCGGGAATGCGGTGGCAGCGGCGGCGATGAACTCGATCACGCCAGGCGCGGCGCAGTTGGCGCTGATGCAGTAGCGGTCAGGGTCCACGATGTCGCCGACGTGGATCGTGAGCGCGCCGCTGGTCATGTCATCGGTCACGATGAGCTTGGAAAGCTCCGGCATGACGATGGCACCGGCCGGCAGTTCAAGCAGGTCGATCACATCGGTGGCGACGTTGGAACCGTCAAACACCATTTTGCAGCGGGCGTATTGCACCGGACCTTCGATCTGGCGCTTGTCGTCGATGCGGCTGGCGAAACTGGCACCGGCGGCGACTTGCGCGGCACGTTGCACGGATTGAGTGGTTTTAGGCATGGGAAAAGTGTCTTTCTAAATGATTGGTTGGAAATGAGCCGGGGCGCTCATCACGCCCCGGCGGTTAGGATCGATCAGGGAGACTCGTCGCAGGCGATGGTGATCACGCCTTCGTCTTCGATGCGGGTGGCACCCCAGCCCCATTCGGTGCGCAGTTGCACGTCGTGGCGCTTGCCGGGCAGCACGTCCACCCAGCTTTGCGGGCTTTCGGCCATACCGAAGACCACCGAGCGGCGGGCGAAGGCCACGCAGGTGCGGACGTCGGTGCCGGAGACATACGGCAGGATCTCCGGGGCCACCGCCTTGATGGCGAGGCCGAAGACGTTGACGATTTCGCCGGTCATGAGCCGTTGCAGACCGAAGTCGGCGCTGGTCAGTTTTTCCTCAAGAAGCAGGTTCTTGATTTGGCGATGGCTGAGGACCACGCAGCCTTGCGACTGGCTTTCCACATCCTGGCCGCTGACTTGGGCGATGCCGAAGCGGGTGGCCACTTC